CGCTTGATGCTGACGGCGATCGGACGTCCTTGACGTTCCAGATGGTCTGGATCCTGAAACGGCAGATTGCTCCGCCGAAACAGGAACTTCAGCAATGCGCCCTCACCAGTAATTGGAGATTCTGGCGTAACAGAGCGTTGCACGTACCCTCGAACAAGGGGCACGTGCAAATCAGGGTCAGCCCACTCCGCCTCGTAGGCGAATATGGAGTGACGACCTAATACTGCTGATGTCGACTCAACAATAGGAAAGGAGCCTCTGAAGAGAGACCTCAACCGATCATCGAGCTTGCTCACCGTCTTCCACATCCCAGCCTCGTAAAGCTGGTTACGAAAGGACACTAAGCCGACAACTTCTTGTACGTCTGAGAGTGACCGGGGCAGATCATGACGCAGGCGGATGGGTGTGACCCACTCACCGTTGTAATAGTCGCCTCCGCAAGACTCACGGAACTTGCCGTTCCAGAAAGACTTGTGCTTGTTCACCTTGAGGCCAAAAGCCTCAAGGAAAGCAATGACTCTTGGCACGTATTCCACAGGGACAATAATATCGTCCCCATAGACGCGCACCTTTCCCCGTAGCCCTTTGATCAGGCCACGGCTAGGTGGTTCTCCTCTCTCGTAACTTATCGCGGCGACGATGATCGTAAGAAATATCATCGCCTCCACGGGAAAGCAGAGAGCTGAGCCCATAGACGCGAACTTGGCCAGCGGAATCACTCCGTGGCCAGGCACATCAGCCTTCGTCGATCTCGTGGCCTGGACGGCCGCAGACAATCGCGGAAATCCAGAAAAGAGATCAAGTACATGCCGGTTCAAAACTCGGTCGGATGCTTCGCTCAAATCGAGCGTGGCCAGGCTGCCATTGATGGAGCCTGCGAGAGCAAGAAGCCGATTTGGCTCTTGTTCTTTGAAACCGACCATCCCGCGTCCGAGGTCACAGAGCTCAGCGTGCCAGGATGGCGCGCTTGGGACTCCGTTCTCTATCGCATCGACAAACTGATGCATGAGAGACTGCTGACAGTATTGCATGCCGGCAGGTTCCTCGGCGATAATGCGGGGCGTCTTGAGCGTTTTAGGGACAGGAGTGACCTTGACAGGTCGCTCCGCCCCAGGCTCGAGAAACTGGACACGGTCCAGCTGGTAGTAACTGCGCCAGCTTGGGAGAGCGTAGTCTCCGTAAGGAAACTCCGCCTCGAGCCTCGTGGGCCACTCACCGATCGAAAACTTCGCGTTTCCGCGCAGCCGATCGGCGGTAGCCCCGGGACCGTTCCTAGGCACCAGGATGAAGCGACTGGCTGGATCGACGATTTCGCAATCGACGTTCTTCGCCTGACGCATCCCTCGGAGACTCCGAGGGAGCAGACTTAAGAAACTGTCTGCCCTGGACTGCACAAACGGGCCAACCTGAGAACCGGGGGTGTTACCCCCGGAACCCTGGGACCAGGCCTGTGCAAGATGATGTGTGTCCATCACGCTATTTTCCACGTGACTAAACACATCAGCCCAAAGGAGGGTGGACGCCTTTCGGAATAGGGGAAGTAATTCCTCAAAGCTACGAGAGTCCATCCCTTCCAGTTCTGCCTCGATCTCGACGTACTGTCGCATTGCGCGATTGGTCCTGCTCGGGGAGCATTCCCTCTCGATCTTGCCGAACACCATCGTGAGATGGCGCACAGCGAAGATGCAATCAACGCTAGGTTCGTCAAGCAAGAGACCACCAGTGTCGAATATCTGACTCAGGAAACCCTGCAGAAACGCAGGGAGCCCACCTCTTTTCCGGAATCCGGTGAAGAGGTTGGAGTCAATGGAGCCCAGCTCAAGGGACCGTTCAAAGTCCTTTGCGAACTGGGGTAGGGTGATTGTCAAAAACGAATCACCCTCCTTCTCGACACGACCCGCGACTGTTTGTATGTCGCGAGCGGCGCTAGTGCAGCACCAGCAGGCCAGTTCATCGGCCTGCTCTCTCCACAGAGACATCAGGTCTATCATTCTGTCCCCTCCTTCACAGGGGGTGGCAGTACCGTAGTCTCATGTGCTTATCGGGTCAGCTTTCACCACCGACAATCTTGGTGACGTTGGCGCCCGACGAAGCCGTCAGATAGCCCGTGAGGGCATCGACGATCTGCTTCACCTCGACAGCGGTGTACCCCGTCTGGGGCGTGTCGATGACGAGATGAACAGCACAGCTTGCCTTGACGTTGACGCCCGCCAAAAGCGGGTCGGCAGCAATCTTGGCGTGATCAAGACGGATCAGTCGCCTTGTCCGCTTCCCATAGGAATGGGAGACAGACATCTTGACCAGTCCGTCGTCCTTGGTGAAGACGCCTGAATTGGCGCCCATCGAGGTACGCGGGAGGCTTTGCGCCACCGCGTTGATCGTAACTGACTGTGGATCAGAAAACCTGAGACATCTCCAATGTTGAGTGAAGGCGGAAGATCCGCCCACGTGGAAAAACACACACAGGTTTAAGGAGCCTGTGTGCCACGGTCCCCCTTACCAC